TTATTCGTGAGGGTTGAAAATGGGCCAGGAAAATGAATAATTTGCTCACGCTTGGCAGAGCTGCGCCGCGATGGCAGCGACGATAAGCCGCTAACACAGAAAACATGAAACCTCGCTTTTGCGGGGTTTTTTGTGCCTGTCCATTTTCTTCTTGCTGCAGCGGGGCGGAGTTATCTGTACGTCATCAAAGTTCAGCCGAATTGCGTAGTACGACAGTCGTATAATTTTGCAAGTCTCTTTTTTGACTCTTTCTGAAGCCAACGAACCTGATCCTCCTGACTCTTGATATGCTGTTCTGTAGCTCCAAGCGCCTGGGCAACATCAGCAATTGACATTTTCCGGTATATGCGCCATGCCTTGTGCAATTTTACCTCTTGGTTGACCTTAATTCCGAACACTTCATTGGGGATCACTTCGTTGTCGTTTTCACTGGGGGGATGGTCCACGGGCTTGTAAAAATCATCCGGGTTTGTCGCGTAGAGCAGTTTGCTAACCATTTCAACGGGGATGGTGATAGAGTCAGACCCTGGGGTGACTTCAATACCTTTCACCACCTCGATTGCGTAAATCTCTATACTCATCCGTTCGATGTCTGTCACTCTAAATTTTAATCTATAAAGTCCGATGATTACGGTGTTGTCATTGTTGTCCAACTCCCTGTAGGAGGAGTGATTCAACTCACTCCCTATTTCATATACAGCTAAGCGATGAGGTTGTTGTATTGTGTTAAATTGATTTACTGCTTTGATCGTCCAGACCACGTCCGCCATGTTTTCCCCTGATTTACTTTTGTTCAGCGCAGGGGGTAGTTATATCTGATTTTGCTTAGGGCGCAATCTGTCGCATCATGATTGCAAGGAATATTAACATTCCAGATCGGGTTTCAGGCAGCGTGACGACGGCGTTATTCCGGTCGGGTTCCCACGGCGGCGTAGTGAGGGAAAGGAAGCGTAAAGCATCACTGAGCATACGGTTGGCACCCGGTTTAACCCATCAGCAGCCTAAAGTGGGTGTGCTTACACGACCTGTAGCGGCAACAATTACAGATCCTGCGTTGGTGGGGGGCTTTTCAGCGTGGCATTGCTTTTCTACTGTTGTTGCTTGCTTGCCATATTTAAAGAGGGATACAATAAACGCCGTCACCATCCTGGCGGCGGGCGCAAGAGTGCCCTCACTAATTTTAAAAATTAGAGGAGGGCTTATGCCCAATGTATACTTTAATGAAATACATTCAGTACGATATGTGAATAATAGATATTTTGACTGGTATGGAAATCTGAAATCCATTATTCAGAAACTCGATGTGTGCAGGGAAAGTGATGGTACGACATATGCAACTTTCTCAGACACTGGCATCAGCTTTTGTATTTCTAAGGATGAGCTTGACGATACGCGTGAAACTAAATCTGAAGCCGAAAAGGTTCCGTCGAGGTTTATGTACTGGTCACAAGAGGAAAAGATGAAAGACAGGATGTTCCCGAACTAAGCGAACTGTTTTTAATATAGGGTTGTAACATCACGCCACTTAACTGAGCCTCGGCATCCGCCGGGGTTTTTCATTTTCAGGCCCACGGGAATCATCCTCGATACGCTTTGTTGATCAATCCAGCCTGAGGGCCTGAATCTCCATCCCCTCAATTCTGAGAGGACTCACAGCAATAAAGAGGGGGCTTAATGTCCGATCCTGTCTCTGGAACATCCGTCGCCGCTACTGGGCTGATGGGGGCCAGTGTGTTTGGCCTTGCTACTGGCATTGATTACGGTGTTGTCTTCGGTGCATTCGCTGGTGCCGTGTTCTACGTTGCAACCGCCGCGAACATTACGCGCTGGCGTCTGGCGGCATACTTCATGACGTCGTTTATCGTTGGTGTTCTCGGGGCCGGGCTGGTGGGTTCCAGGCTGGCGAGACTTACCGGGTATAACGACCGGCCGCTTGACGCTATCGGCGCTGTGCTGATAGCTGCACTGATTATCAAGGTGCTGACGTTCCTCAATAACCAGGATTTGAACAGTCTACTCGGCATGCTTTCCCGCTCGCGGGGAGGAGGTTCAAATGGTGGTAAGTGATCCGGCCGCTCTGGCTAATGCAATCATTTGTGTTGTTATCGTCATTGCGTTGATGTTCTACCAGCGTGACGGCGCCAGGCACCGGCCAGGTGTTTCCTTTCTGGCGTACCTGACAATCCTGGTGTACGCCTTCGTGCCTTTCCGTTTCCTGTTTGGCCTGTACCACGAGTCGCACTGGCTGGTGGTGCTGGGGAATCTGTTTATATGCGCCGCGGTGCTCTGGGTACGGGGAAACATGGCGCGCCTCATCGATATGCTTCGGCATTAAAAAAGGTGGCAATGATGCAACAGAACGAACCGCGCTGGCTGGTTGAAGGCCGCAAATATATGGGGCAGATGGAAATCAAAGGTCCGCGCCATAACCCATTAATTCTCCAGTTCTGGAAAGATATCAAGCGAGGCGGGATTAAAGATGACGAAACGCCCTGGTGTGCTGCCTATGTTGGCGCAATGCTCGAACGTGTCGGGATCAAGTCTACCCGTTTTGAATCGGCAAAATCTTACCTCAGCTGGGGCGCCGAGCTTCGCGAGCCTGCCTACGGCTGTGTTGTGGTATTCAGTCGTGACGGCGGCGGCCATGTCGGATTTGTGGTTGGACAGCAGCAAAACGGCGACCTGATGGTACTGGGCGGTAATCAGTCCGACGCTATCAACATTCGTGCGTTCCAACGTTCACGCGTGTCCGGCTATCGCTGGCCTGTCAATGAGCTCCGGGATAGCCGGGAACTGCCGGTAATGACCGGGGCACGCTCGGTGACCGAGTCATGATCACAACGCTGGTGGAATTGTTCAAAAACAACTGGCGCTGGTGGCTGGCTGCAGGCGGCCTGATTTGTGTCGCCGTACTTTGCCTCCTGCTGGTAAACAGCCGCGCGGATCTTAGCGCAGCGCAGCGCGATAACGATGTCCTGCGTAATGACAATGCGCTGCAGGGGCGGGTTATCGCCACGCAGGTTTTCAACATAAACCGCTTCAACAAGGTCGCGCAGCTGGCCGCGCAGGCAAACGCTGCAGCGGACGCCAGCGCCGAAAAAACTGTTATCGAATACCGGGAGATCCTCCGTCGTGAAAAAACCTGCGATTTGCCTGTTCCTGCTGCTATCGCTGACGGGCTGCTCGAATACACGAACAATTTACGTACCAGCGCAATGTACCCCGATACCGGCGTCACTGACGCAACCGGTAATGGTTCCGTTGCCGCCAGCGGGCTGACCTATTGTCAGGCTGTTTTGTGGATTAATCCGCTGCTGGTCGCTATTGAGAAGGCGAATAACCAACTGGTGGGGATACGACAAGTGGAGCGACATCGTTGGGGTATCGACACCCCTCATTTTCAGTAGGGCAACGACTTTAGCCGAAGAATACTTAAAACCTATCCCAGTAGGCGTAATTGTTGAAGGAGGCAGTTTAAACCTGGGCAGTGCTCGAAATCCTCGCGTACTACGTGTACGCTCCGGTTTCTATGCACTGCCCAAGTTTAAAATTCATAATAAAATAACCTAATGGGATAGGTTCTTAGTCATATATTATTCACGATATGAAGAAGGGCGAGACTTCGCCCTTGTCTTAACCCCGAGCCTCTCGACCATCTTCGTCTTCAGGCACTCTATACCGCCAGTATTTATCTGATCTTACCCAAACAACATCCTCACCACTGTCTGCCCTGAACTTGTTGATGATCTTAAGTGCGAGAGCTTGGTTTCCATCTGCGTTTTCTTTCAGTAGTTGCTCATTGCCTGATTTTATCAAGTGGTCCACTACGTCCTGCTGATAGAGACATCTATCAGTAGCAAGAGTAGACATCATCCATCTTGTAACATCATTAACAGATAACGCAGTAGTGTTTGGGGTTATGGCTTTGGGTTGACCAACTCAAGGGAGTCTGTCGTAAAGAAGCCTTGCTCCAACTTTTTACCTGCAAACCATTGGCAGATATAGGAGTGACCTTGAGTTGTTGAAAAGGTTTTGACGGTCATGTCAGGGCCGCCAGATTTCAATTTAACAATATCACCGGACTTAAATTTACTACTCATGACGCTTTATTCCTTGTAGGTGATTATGGCACTTACTGGCATGTAAGAAATGTTCTGCAGCGAGCACCTCGTCGATTTGAATGATTACTATCGCCTCGATTAACAAAACTATCCAGAGGAATTTATGGCAAAACCGAAATGGTACTTGAGGCAGTTTGTCGTCGCTGGTGTATTTGGCTTGGGCCATTTTGTTGGTACTCGCAAAGCGGAGGTTGCTGTAGAGTTGCTTCGGGTTGAGATAATACCACCGTGGCTGAAACGGCAGTGGCTAGGTGAAGCAACCAAAGGGGGCAGCAATGTACAGCCGACTGTTAACCATATGCCTGATGACGATGTTGACCATGAGTTGCGCGAAAACTTTACCCGCAAAACCTGAAGTAACGGACACCGCCTGTGACTGGGTAAACATCTTCTACCTCACTGAGCACGACATTCAGGTAATGGATCACCAGACTAAACGTGACGTCCTTACGCATAACAAAACGTGGGAAAGATACTGTTTCGAAGTGAAGTGACGCTGCTAACTACCGAATTACGTAGTTACATATCACGAAATAAAGCGATACATTCACTAGCCAATTGAGTGAAATGTGAGGGTAATTATGATTGATTTAAAAGAATCTGGGACGATTCAGTCGGCAGCAATAGCGAAAGCCGTAGCTATTTATGACAAACCTAATCGTAAGATCGTAGGTGATTACCCAACTGCCACAGTAGAGAAAATAGAGAGTGGGATTGCAAAAGGTTATATAACTTTGTTGTTTGAAAATGACTCGTCAGTTAGTCGATCTTACTTTCGTGCACAAAAGATTAATAATGAATACGTTGTAACCATAACCAGTGACTTCAATGATTAGCTTGATACAAGACGGATAGCTATTGCTGATATGAAAGCCTTCGGTATCTGTTGGTGATTTTTTACATAAACATGGATATTACAGCAGACATTCACTGAGTGCCTGGGATATTTTTCCCCTCAATTGTAAGGAGGAGCAGTAGCTAAAGTTCGGATAAAAAATAACTCACCCTGGTGGTGCTCAAACGTTCCAGGGAGCAGGTCCTGCTGCTAAGGTATGGACTGATATATTCATTAGCACTGGCAATAGTACCGCAGATATCAAGGCTTTTGATCAAAGGATAGTCGAATGGATCTCAGAACGAGAAAAGCAAGGCGATGAGATAATTTGGGTTCCCAATTATTAAATTATCGAGAATTAACAAAAATAAAATCATAAGGCCTCGCATTTGCGAGGTTTTTTATGCGCATCGCATGTACATAAAAAAGAGAGATTTCCAATGCCACCACGAATACCGAAAGCCTGCCGGAAGCGTGGCTGCAAAAATACCACTACCGATCGCAGCGGCTACTGCGATGCACACAAGGGCGAGGGCTGGCAGCAGTACAAGCCTGGCCAGACCCGCCACCAGCGCGGCTACGGCACAAAGTGGGAAATCATTCGTGCCCGCATCCTGAAGCGCGATAAAGGGCTGTGTCAGAACCATCTGCGGCAGGGCGTCGCGAAGCAGGCGTCATGTGTG